CCGCGCGCGTCGATGACGGGGGCATAGGTGATGCCACCGCCACCAGACGGCAGGGACTTCAGTTCCTGATTGCTGACGATCCGTCCGTCCACGCGCGGGACGAACATTTCCCGACCGCGCTCACCAACCTCGTACATCGTTCCAGCACGAACAGGGCCGCCGTTCGCCATCTTCGGAATGGCTGCCGTCAGGAAGTTGCCGAACGGTTCGGTGAACATCTTCCGAATGAGCAGCCGGAGCAGGTCTTTGTAGAGCGCCTGAAGCACTTCGCTCAATGACTTGCCTTCAACGATCGCGTCCTCGAACGCTTTCCCGATTGCGTCGGCGACGCCCTTCATCATCTCGCCGATTTTCTTGGCTTGGTTGAGCTTGTCCATCTCCGCATTCACATCTTTGAGATGCTGCGGCAATTCTGCGATGGTTGTTACTGCGGGCTTTAAGTTAGTTCCGAACAGCCCTGCTGCACGCGCAGCCTCGGGGAACCCTTCGGCGAACTGCGAGAACTCTCCGCGTGCAAGTCGGGTCTTGAAGGTCAGTTCGTCCAGCATCTTTCGTGCTGCTTCTTGGTCAGCAAGAAGGTCCGGATCGCCAGTCGCCGCAGGTTTATTGACCGTAAGTCGGACCGGCTCAGCCGCCAACCCAGCCTGTTCCCGAAGGGCCTTCAAATTCTGCTGTGCTGCAACCACCTCTTTATCGAGCGCCTTGATGCCGTCGATACGACGGTCAATCCGCTCCAGGTCAGCAGCCCTCTGGTCCGCCATGGCCTGCCAGAACTTGGTGACAGACGGCTCGCCACGCTCCGCCACCTTTTGCAGACCAATAAATGATTCCTCCAGTCGGAGGACTGCGTTCGCCCGCTCTTTGATCAACTCGGCTGGGATAATCCCAACATCTGCTTTTCCACCGCCAATCCGTTCCCGCTTCGCAAGTAGCTTATCCAGGGCATGCTCAGCCGCCTGGATGTCGTCCCGCATCGATAGGAACACGAGCGACCCCACCGCAGCGCCAGCGCCCGCACTCATCAGCGGGTTTTTGGAAACAGCCATTGTGGTCTTGAACGTCACCCACGCGGCCGTGATCGCGATAATGGCGTCTTTGTTCCGGGCTAGGAACTCGACGAACTTCCCCATCTCTGCGGCAACAGTCTTGATCCCGTCTTGGAACCCCTGCGAGGTCATAATCTCGCGGATGGACTGAATGGCCGGTAGAAACCCCGCAGCGATGTTAATGCCAGCCGCCCGCAGAGCCTTGCCAATTTTGTCTAATTCCTGGTTAGCTTCTTCGGTCTTCTTGATCGTCTCGTTCGACAAGACGAGCCCATACCGGCGCGCCTCTTCGGCCATCGCACGCAGACCAGACGTTCCAGCCTTTGCCAGGGGAATTAGTTTCAGGCCGGCTTCTTCGAACAGCGCAACGGCAGCCGCGGCCTGCATCGTTGGATCTTTAATTTTGCCGATCCGGTCCAGAAGCAAAGTGAACGCCTGGTCCGGCTTCATTCGCCGAAGGTCTTCGAGTTTAAGACCGAGTTTTGCGAGGGTGTTTCGAATACCCTCCGATTCCTTGCCAACCGCGCCCAGCCGCTGCATCATCTTCTGCATGCTGGTGGCGAATTCTTCCTGCTTCACCCCCGCTAGACTGGCTGCATAGGCCAGTTCCTGGAATCTCTCAGCGCTAACGCCGATACGTTTCGATGACTTAGCTATCTCGTCGCCGGCCTGCGCAGACTGCTTGACAACGGCCGCGATTCCGACCGACGCGGCAATGCCGGCCACGGACCCCATGCGCATGATCGATGCGGCAGCAATATTCGCCTTTTGTGCAACGTCAAGGAATGCGCGCTGCATCTGAATGGCGGTCGAGTTGACGGTCGCCCTGACCTTCGCCATGTCAGCCGCAAACATTGCCGAGTTACCGGCAACATCGACCCTCAATGCGCCAACTGGTTCAGCCATGCGTTTTCACTCAGTTCGCTCGGCGTCTGTCTTCGCCGCCAAAGGCGACGGTCCACTGTTCAATGACGCTCAGCATTTCTTCTTGAGACATCCGCCGCGTTTTCTGCGGGCCTTCCAATGCCTGCATCGCTTTTGACAACGGCGGCATCCGCTTGATGCGGAAGTACAGGCCGGAGTGCCACGCGGTGAACATCGCGGTCTGGTAGCCGCGCCGCTCACGCTCGACCGCCCCTTCGACGAACAGCTTTGTCAGGTACGGCGTGCTCTGCCAGAACTCGCTATCCGACATCCCGAAGGAAGTAGCCGCCTTGTAGGCCTCGACTATCGGGTCGCCTGACGCCGCTTTCGACGAGGGTTTTCGGCCGGCTCGTCCCGCACCTCCTCGTCACCTTGGAAGGTGCGCTTCCAAGCCAGCATCACCGCCTCGATGCTCTTGGCGATAGGCGGGGACGCATCCATGATGGCTTCGGAAGTGACACCGGGCCATGACTGGCGAAGGCCAACGGCGAGCACCTTTGCGATGGTCTCAAGGTCTTGCGCTGCGATCGCCTGCGTTATCGCCACGTCGAAGTTCTCGCCGAACTCCGAACGAAGCGCAGCGATGCCGCCCCAGCCGAAAAAGACCGTATGCGCCTCGCCGCCGATGACGAGCGCCGCTTCACCACGATACGGGTTCACCGTCACGGCGTCACCGTATTGGAGAGCGTCGGCTTGCCACTGATCTTGATGGTCAGAGACAGTGTCATCCGATCATCGATCGGCATGGCGTGTTCCAGGTTCGTGATGAAGCCGGTGAAGTCGAATGCCGTACCCTCGGCGTTCGGGAACAGGATACGGTAAGGCACCGCGTCGTCGTCCTCGTAATCGTCCATCAGCTTCTTGTGCGAAGTGCTCGCACCAGCGTTCGGGTCGAGAGCAATGGTAGCCGTCGCCTCGCCGGCATCCCGCAGGCCGGAGATGAACTCGCGATACCTGTCGGGGCTGCTTGCGTGGGTTGCCTCGACGGCATCCCGGCTCAAGCTCGGGCCGGCGGGCTCAAGCAGTTCTCCGAGGTCTTCAAACGTGGGCGGGCTAGCGCCATCCGAGCGCATAAAGCGCACGCCATGGCCGATCCGTGCGACGGTCATAGTCGTATCCTTTCAGTGATGTGGAGAGTCCGGCGGGTGGCCGTGGGGCTGGGTTACGCCAACGCGTCTTCGAACCAGATGAAGTAGTCTCGGCTGAAGAAATAGAGCTTCGATTCCGCCTCGAAGCCGGAGCGCTCGCTTTCGAAGAACGCGCCCTGGCAGAAGGTGGACGGAGGGCTGTCTTGGTTCAGGTATCCTTGATAGGCGCTCAGCCGTGCGAGCACCTTGTCCGCAAGGTTAGCCACGCCTTCGTAGGTCGGCCCCCATGCGTCGATTTGGATGCGAGGCGATGCCAGCCCCAGATCACGCCGGCTGGAAACAATCCGCTCGCCGCTGATGTGGCTGTAGCGTAAGCTCAATGCCTTGGTGTTCTGCGGCAGGTTGACCGGATAGATGCGATTGCCACCGACAAGAACGCTGATCGCGTTGTCGTCGAGAAGGAAGCTCCGCAGGCTGGCACCAATGGTCATGTCAGCCCCCGAAATGACGGGTTGCGCTCTTGCTCAACTTACCCGCCATGGCCTGCTTCCGAAGTCGACGTGCGGCCTTCAGAATTTCAGCCCATATCGTTTCGCGCATCGTGGTAAGTACCCGATCTTTCGTCGCGTCCCATGCCGGGCGCATGAACGGAAGGGCAGGCATGACGCCCACAAACTTCTTGGTCTTTTTGTGATAGCGCGGGGCTGTTCCGAACTCGACCAGATGACCATGCGCGCCTTTCGGATGGCTAGGTCCAACATGGACAACAACGTCACCCTGCTTGCCGTATATCCGTCGCTGACGCCTGCTGAGTTTTGTGGAGACGATGATCGAGCTATCAAGCTCCCTATCATCCTTCCGAACGATGGCCTTGGCCGTTTCCCGCACGGGCACCACGGCCTTGCGGATCGTGTTCCGCAGAACCTGGTGCCCGACCGATTTCGGCAGTTCCTCGAAGACCCGCGCCAGTTCCTTCTCGCCTGAAACGTTGAACTTGAAATACTGCTTCATCAGGCATCCATCGGATCTTCGCTTCTGGCGTAGCAGTCAACTTCTATGCCCTGCCGTCGCCCGACCTCCCGAACGTCCGTGACGTCGAACTCGCGGCCGTCAAACGAGATGCGGTGCAAGGTGCTTACGTCCTCAACCTGGCTCGACCACCGAAACCGGAACGTCTTCACGGCATGGCCGATGAACTGCGTTGCAGCGAACCGCTCGGCGCCCTTGGCCTCGACCTTCTCAGCCCACACCGTCGCAATCGGATTCCAGACGATGATCTCTTCGCCGGTTGCGTTCTGAGAGACGTTGCGTTCCAGAATGGAGATGCGCCGGTCGAGCTTCCCAGCCCTGATCATCTAATCAAACTCCAGATCGTTCCGTCCGCTATTTCGTCAGCGGTGTATTGCGAGTAGGCGATCGAATGCAGCCATGGCATCCGGTCTGGATAGGCCAAGTTATCGATGTCCTCGATGCTTGTGCGCCCGACCGGTGCAGCAGCAGACGATGGATCGACGATGACCGGGATGCCCCAGACAAGAGCCTCTAAAGCCGCCACGCTACCGTGCGTTATCAGGCAGTATGCGTCATGCAGTTCACGCCACAGCGGCACACTCGACCGCTTGTTCCGAACAGACACCGGGCGCTTGGTCTTCTGCGCAGCGAGCAGGGTCTTCTCAACCCACCCCTCGATGCGGTGAAACTTCTCGTAGTGCTCAGACGGGGCCGCGATGATGATGCGCTTGCCGTTCCGACACCACGGCTTGACCTCCAGAGCGAGGCGCTTGAACCTATCCGCACGTGCCAAAGGATGGAGCCCATCCATCTGGTATGTGCTGACGTGCCAGCGAAAGTATTCAGGCCCCCGTGACCGCTTGAGCCACGTCTTGCCGCCCCGGTTGAGGTAGCCCCTGTCCCAATAGACGAACGTGCGCCCTGCCCTGCGCCATTCTTCCTCAATTTCGCGAAGCTCCATCTGGCACCCGACCACCGGGACCATGTCGGGCGGTAGATCGGCCAGTTCCTTGACACTGTTTGATACAAGGTCGAAGCCACGAGCGATCGAGTTAATCAGCCCCTTCTTGTCGTCCCGAAGATCAGGCTGAACGTAGAGGACCGTGTTATGCCGCCCAATGATGGGCAACCCAGCGCTCTGTCTGTCGGGACGGGTCGCGATGACCGTTGAAGGTGACGATCCGTGCATCGGCTGGCAGGTATCCCGGCCACCCTCGTTTCTTGTATCCGTAAATTCCATCCGCGTGTGTCCACCCCGGAGCGTCCGGGGCCATGTGTGCAATCCAGGTCTGGTCTGATCCACGCCAGACCCCGCCTTCATGAGCAACCTTGTCGGCCTTCTCGACGGTGAACTCTTTCCAAATCTCCGGCCGCGCGCACCGCGCGATCATCATGACGCTGCCGTTGAATTTGCATGGGTTCCAATGCCCGCCATGCCGAATCATGAACGGCTCGGGTCGGTCGAACAGAGGACCAAGAGGCCCCGTAATCACCATGTCCAGATCGAGGCACACAAGCCGATCGATGCTATGCTTTAACTGCCACGCGGGGTCGAACATTCGCAGCCGCGCATAGCAGCCGTCCCGAACGCTCAGCAGTCCCTCATCCTCGATCGGCAGCGTATCGCCCGGTGTATCTGGCTGGTCGGTGATGCAGATGAAACGATGCGGGATCGTCAGATTGCGGGCTACTCCCGCCTTTAGCTTAGACACATGCTCGGAGCTGTACTTCGAGCCCCAACGCCACGTTATGACGGTAAGCATTCACCAGACCATGATGTGATCGCCGCCGATCTCATGGGCCTGTTTCATCCCCCACGACTTCAGCAGTTCAACGGCATCCCAACGGCCCCGCCCGTAGCGCTCAGCCTGCGCGGGCTTCTGCTCGACAACCATCACAGGACGGTGCTCGCGGATCGTTCGTTCGGCGCCAGTGATGGCTTCGAACTCGAAACCCTCCACGTCGATCTTCAGGAAGTCGATCTTCTCTAACCGGAGACTATCAATCGTGACGACCTCGACCACCTCGCTATCGGCGGTCCCCTCAAACGTCTTTCCTTCCTGCTCAGACACGCGGGCATTGCCGCTGTTGTCGGTCGGGAATCCGATCTTGACCGTGCCGCGCTTGCTACCAGCGGCTACCGGAAGAAGCGTCACCGTGTCCGGAACATTCCGAACGAAGCAATCCCGCAACTCTGACATCGGCTCGATCGCCGTCACCTTCTCGAAGTCCATCGCCATGACGCGGGACCACAAGCCGACATGACCCCCGACATCAAGAGAGTGCCCCCGCTCCTTCACATGCCGGAGCGCAAGCTGATACTTCTTCCACTGGTACGTTCCTTTGCCAGCGACAAGTGGGCCGCCGGCAAGTTGAGCCGCGAAATGGTCATCACGATCCGGGAACCAGATGCCAAGAATTTCCTTCATTGCCAGTACGGCTCCGATCGTTTCACCCGCAGTTCACCCCTGCCCGTTCGGCCGGATTTCTTGCGATTGCCCTTCGCGTGATCGAGCCATTTTCCGAGCGGGCCGTTCACAAGCGGGTGCCCTGTCTTCCGCCCCTCGCCGGAAAGCGACTTCCTACCCACTTCCGAGTTCTTGACGATGTGCTCCAGCACGTAGC